ATCAACCCGAACGTGACGAACTCGCTTGTGGACAACATGGTCCACCAGTACGCCTGGTATCGCGGCGAGGATGACTACGGCGGTGCTACAGTCACGCAGGTGAACAATATCTGCTGCCTTGGCTACGAGGATATCTACGGTCATAAGTATGACATGATGGACGGCGTTGACCTTCCTAATGACAGCGGCAACGCCGGCAAGTGGCGCATCTGGATGCCTGACGGTACGACCCGCATGGTGAAAGGAGGCACAAGCTCGGGCGTATGGATAACGGCCGTTGCACATGGCAAGTACATGGACGTGGTTCCGGTGGGTTCCGTTTCGGGTTCTTCCTCGACACATTACTGCGATATGTACTACATATCCACCGCAGCCAGCCGTGTGGTCTATCGCGGGTACTACGATGCGTACGCGAATGGCGGTGTGTCGTATGCGAATGCGAGTTACGATGCTTCGAGTACGTATGCGAATATCGGCTCGCGTCTGGCCTTCCGCGGCCGGCTCGTCAAGGCGGCAAGCGTCGCTGCGTTCAAGTCGGTAAGCGAGGTGGCATGACCGGCCGCGTAAAGCGTCAAAGCGGGAGCGAAGCGACAAAACGTCCGGTGTTCCCCTTGCTCGGGGAACACCGTTCTTTACGGGCGTCAGCCCGTTGAAAAATTTTTGTTTCCGGGGTTTTGTACCTGTTTGTTAAATAATAATTTATGAAAAATCGTACTTTTGCATTCAAATTAAAAGGTGGCGCTTCCCCATAAGCCGTGTGGTTTATCGTGGCAACAACAACGCGAACCCGAATGGCGGTGTCTCGATGTCGAATGCGAATAACGATTTCTCGAATACGAACACGAACATCGGTTCTCGTCTGAACAACAATCGAAAAGAAATTTTAATCGGCGTACAACACCGGGGACTTGTCCCCACCGTGGTGCCGAGGGAAGCAAGCCTCAGTAACAGCAGCCTTTTCGGGGCTGGAAAACTGAAAAATAGAGTGTCGGGTAGGGTTTGGTAGGCCGGAAACGGTTCGAAGAAGCCGGGCCCGGGGGATTGAAGGCCCCGTATTAAAAACAAGAAAAGGTATTTATGCGCAGAGTTGGTCATATCATCGAGGAGATTGTGGAGCCTTCCAACATGGAGGCCTCGTTCCGGCAGGTCCTTCGCGGCAGGAAACGTAAACGCAGCCGCCAGGGGTGCTATCTGCTTGCGCATAAGCCCGAGGTATTGAAGGAACTGACCGCGCAAATTGCATCCGGCACTTTCCGCGTGAAAGACTACCGTGAACGTGAGATTGTGGAGGGCGGGAAACTACGCCGGATTCAGGTGATCCCGATGAAGGATCGTATTGCCGTGCATGCCATCATGGCGGTGGTGGACCGCCATTTGCGGAAACGTTTCATCCGTACCACCTCTGCCAGTATCAAGAAGCGGGGGATGCATGACCTTCTGGCGTATATCCGTCGTGATATGCGTGAGGATCCGGAAGGTACGCGTTACTGCTACAAGTTCGATATCACGAAGTTCTACGAGAGTGTGAAACAGGATTTCGTGATGTATTGCGTGAACCGGGTTTTCAAGGACTTCAAACTTATGGCCATGCTGGAGAGTTTTGTCCGTCTGATGCCCGATGGTTTGAGTATCGGGCTGCGCAGTTCGCAGGGCCTGGGTAATTTGCTTTTGTCTGTGTTTTTGGACCATTATTTGAAGGACAGGTATGCCGTCCGTCATTTCTACCGTTATTGTGATGACGGCGCCATACTGGGTAAAACGAAAGCGGAATTGTGGAAGATTCGTGATGCCGTCCATGGGCATGTTCAGCGGGTCGGTCTCGATGTGAAGGAGAACGAGCGCGTGTTTCCCCTGGGCGAGGGCGTTGATTTTCTGGGGTATGTGACTTTCGGTGCGGACCACGTCCGCCTGCGCAAGCGTATCAAGCAGAAATTCGCCCGAAAAATGCACGAGGTAAAATCGAGAAGAAGGAGGCGTGAGCTGATAGCGTCGTTCTACGGGATGGCCAAGCACGCCGACTGTCATACGTTGTTTAAAAAATTAACAGGCAAAGACATGAGATCATTTAAAGACTTGAACGTCGCTTATAAGCCCGAAGACGGCAAAAAGCGATTTCCCGGGGTGGTGGTAAGCATCCGGGAACTGGTAAACTTACCGATTGTAGTGAAGGACTTCGAGACGGGCATCAAGACCGAGCAGGGAGAAGACCGCTGTATCGTGGCCATCGAGATGAACGGTGAGCCGAAGAAGTTCTTCACCAACAGCGAGGAGATGAAGAACATCCTCTCGCAAGTGAAAGAGATGCCCGACGGCTTTCCTTTTGAAACAACCATCAAGACGGAAACCTTCGGGAAAGGTCGAACCAAATACGTATTTACATGAAACGAGTTGAAGGAACAGCTGGGGTGAAGCTGCTGGAATGCGTGAACCCGGTGAAGAACACGTGGCGCGTCCGTTGGGACGTGCGGGAAAGGGAGGACGGTTCTGCCGACTATATGGAGGAGAACATTTTAGGGAAGCCCTCCCGTGAGATAATAAGAACCGTTATCCTAGGCTGGTACAACGAAGAGATCGACCGGGAGATACTTTCCGGCTTCGTTTACGAGGGTATGCCGGTGTGGCTGTCAAGCGAGAACCAGTTCAACTACAAGGCGGCCCACGACCTTGCCGTGCAGAACGGCGGCGCGACGCTTCCGGTGACGTTCAAGTTCGGGACGGATGAGGAGCCCCGGTACCGGACGTTCGGGAAACTGGAGGAACTGACGGACTTCTATACGAAAGCCATGAAGCACATCCAGGATACACTGGCTGACGGCTGGAAAAAGAAAGACGCTTTTGATCCGGAGAAGTACCGGGTGGAATAAATCCTTCGGGGGGAGGATAAGAAAAAAGCCCCCGGCCTGTTAATATAGACGCCAATCATTTATTAACAACACACCCAAGCGGCGCGCGACCGGGGGCAAATACCCTCTGTCACGCCACTTGGGTGTTTTTTTTGTTGTCTAAAAAATGATTGGCGATGCAAAGATATAATTTTTTTGTTGTATGAAAGTGATTGAGATACTAAACTTTAACCGGGAGCTGTTGAAAAGGCTCCAGGCGGCCGGCATCCGTCTGGAGGATGCCCGGTATATTGACCTGTATGCGGACTATACCCGCCTGCTGGATCAGGGTGAAAAAGTCTCGTATGCTGTGGCCGTATTGTCCGAAAAGTATTCGGTGAGCGAGCGCAAGGTTTATGCCTTGGTAAAACGCTTCCAGAGCGACTGCAAGACGCTTGCAGTGTGAACGGGGTGTTTTATGCCGTAGGGAGTGCCGTTTCCCCTTATCTTTAGGGTGTTTCAATTTTAGAAGGAGGAAATGGCTATGAACAAGTATTATCGTATCCTGGACAAGATTCTTGCCACGGGAAAAACACAGACCAACAAGAAGGGAAACATACAGTACCTTCTGAACGAGCAGCTGTCACTGACACCGGCGGACCTGCTCGACATATTCGAGGGGCATAATATCGCCCGCAAGAAACTCCGCAGCGAGCTCCAGCTGTTCATGCAGGGGGAACGTAACGTGGAGAAGTACCGGGAGGCCGGTATCAACTGGTGGGATTATTGCGGTTCTATCCTGGTGAACAGTTATCCGACCTATTTCGAGAAGCTGCCGCCGTTGATAGCGAAAATCAACCGGGAGAAACGCAACAGCAAGAACTACGTGCTTTTCCTGGGTGAGACCGGTGCGGAAAGCAACCAGGCACCCTGTCTGAGTCTGGTACAGTTCCAGCTGGACGGTGGTGAACTGGTTCTGTCCGCCTACCAGCGCAGCAGCGACGCGAACCTCGGGCTGCCTTCCGATATTTACCACCTGTACCTGATGGCGCGGCAGATAGAACTTCCCCTGAAATCGATCACACTTTACCTGGGTAATGTGCATATCTATGAGAACAATATCCCGGGCACCCGTGCGCTGATCGGCGGTGACGAGACGGTCCGCTTCGGGCTGAACGTGTAGTTTGCTGTATGTATCTTGCAGCGGGAACAGTTCATGTTTCCCGCTGTTTTTCGTTTATTTTGGGGACCTTTGCGGCCGTTTTAAAGCAGAATGAAATGAAAAAGATGTATTTGTCCGCCCCGCTTCCTTTCGTGGGGCAGAAACGCATGTTTGCGAAGGAATTTATCAAGGTGCTGGGACAGTTCCCGGACAGCACCGTATTTGTGGACCTGTTTGGCGGCTCGGGCCTGCTGTCACATATTACCAAATGTGTCAGGCCTGATGCCGTCGTTGTGTATAACGACTTCGACAACTACCGCCAGCGGCTTGCAAATATCCCGGCCACCAATGTGCTGTTATCCGATTTGCGCCGGATAGCTGAAGGGGAACCCAGAAACAAACGTATAACCGGGGAGGTTCGCGATAAAATGTTTGCCCGTATTGAGAGGGAAGAGAAGGAGCACGGCTACGTGGATTATATCACGATTTCCGCATCCTTGTTGTTCGCCATGAAATATGTGACCAGTTTGGAAGGAATGAAGAAAGAAGCCATCTACAATAGGATTCGGCAGACAGACTATCCCGAAGCAAAGGATTATCTGGAAGGACTGACTATAACCGGCGAAGACTACAAGGAAGTGTTCAAACGTTACAAGGATGCGCCGGGTGTGGTGTTTCTTGTGGATCCGCCGTACCTTTCTACTGAGGTGGGTACTTATAAGATGTTCTGGCGTCTGGCCGACTATCTGGATGTACTGACCGTTCTGAAAGGGCATTCGTTCGTGTACTTCACTTCGAACAAGTCCTCCATTTTAGAACTGTGCGACTGGATGGACCGAAACCCATTTGTCGGTAGCCCATTCAAGGAATGCAGGAGAGTGGAGTTTAGTGCAAACGTAAACTATCAAGCTAAATATACAGACATGATGCTGTACACGAAGCCGGATGAAGTGCCGGGTATAGCAGCTTAACACTGCATAAAGATAGTGAATTATTTTGAATCTGCAATGGCTTTCAAATGATATTTTAAGGCGTTCAAAGAGGGTTCAAGTGAAAGACAAACGGTGGGCTTTGGTCGTGCAGAATAGGACCGCGCTCACCGTTTTTCTTGTACGCGTCGTTTTTGTACTTTTTGAAACGCATCGTTTTTGTTAATCGGCACGTCTGGTTTTTCCGGATTTACCTATCTGGGATTATTCAATGGAACTATTTGTGTTCCACAGATTGTCGCAGCTTCTTTAGGAGGTATCGTACTGAAGATGTTTACCAGTCCGGGTAGTGTCGCTCCGGAAGTAAACATGCTGATATTGGCTGGAGTGTTCCTGATTATCGGTGCCGGCTGTGTAAGTATTATCAAAGAGAGGTAAAGCGTTTCCCGAAAGTAATATATGCTCATTCCATCACCACCGTTCAATGTTCTGTTTCCCGAAACTGAAATTCACTCCGCGGTGTCAAAACTCTGTTTTTGAAAACATGAACTTATAATCTGAAATTTGAGCATCCTAAAAGACTAAAGAAAGGATCGTATCATTACTCAATACAGAGTTTGATACGACCCTTTTACGCGTTATAATTACTATCTGTAACTTTTCAAAGCTGTCATTTTGGTTTTGACACATTCATCTTCATTCCGTCCAGCATTATTCCAACTTCTCCATGAATTCTGGATGCCGATAGAAAAAATCATACGCCATATAATAAAGTACAAAGCGGTACTCATTTCTGACACATGAGTTACATTCTGCGCCCAAGTATATAATAAAACGAAGAGATAAATAATTGATTTTTACCTGTTTAGGCTACAAAATACAAGATAGGTTTTTATATATCTCTTAGTAAGAGATATATAATTCTCGTGCAAAAATAAGGAAAGTTTTGATAACTAATACACTTTTCATTAAAAAAATACGATCTAAAGCAAAAAAAAGCCTTTTTTCTTATTTAATCTTTCTCTCAACAGCCCACTTCTCACTGATTTAATTATTTGATTTTATGCATATTACATCTATTTTGTCGATCTCTTACTAAGAGATCGACAAAATAAGCAAATAAAAAAACGAAAAAAGAATTGAATGGAATACCTGTTTCTGCGACGTAAAAAGACCCGCTACACTTCGGTGCGCCAAAAGACTTTGCTCTATCGTGCCGCCTCTCGCCGATGGGAGAAGGAGTTTGCGTTGCGGACGGACGTCCGCCGGATAGACGCTCTTATATATAAAGGTATATTATACCTGATGGAAGTGCGTCAAGTATTCCTCGATTCCTCTCTTTCGCTGAAGACACTGAGTGCGATGCTGGAGACAAACCAGACTTATTTAAGTAATGTGGTGAACCGCTATTTCGGCTGTAACCTGAAAGAACTAGTAAACACTTACCGAGTGGAATACGCCAAAGAGCTGCTCCGCAGCGGACGATGCCCCATAGAGGAAGTTCCCGTACGCAGCGGCTTCGGTTCGAAAAGCCCTTTCTATGTGGCGTTCGGAAAAGTGACGGGCATGACGCCCCGGCAGTATGTGGCACACGAGAGGAATCCGCTGAAACAGGAGGAAAACAATTAAGCCCTTTTATAATAAATGGTATGTATAACCAATTTTAGTTTTTTAAATTTATAAATTTAAAGTTTTTCTATTATGAACAAAAAGTTTTTAAGTGCAATCCTGTTCGGAGCCTTAATGGTTTCGTCAACAGGAACATTTGTGTCTTGTAAAGACTACGATGATGACATTGACGAGCTGACTTCGCGCGTGGATGGCGTTGAAGGTCAAATCAAAGACCTGGAAGCAAAAATCAATGCTGCCAACTGGATTACTTCTGTAACTCCTGCCACAGGCGGTTTCACTGTTGCTTTCAATGACGGTAGCAGCTACACCATTACCAACGGTAAGGACGGTGAAGCAGGTGCTGCAGGTACAGAATGGACTATCTCGGAAGATGGTTTTTGGGTATGCAACGGTGAGAAGACTACCGTTAAAGCTGTAGGCCAGGACGGCGCACAGGGTGAACCGGGCAAGGATGCTCAACCTGAAGTGAAAAAGGAAAACGGCAAGTGGTATTTGTGGAACGGTACAGAATTTGAAGAATTTGCCGGCGCTACTCCTGCAACAAATGTTCCTTACTACTACGCTGATCCTACTGATCCTAACAACTACGTTATCATGGTTGTTTGTGACAAAGACGGTAAGAATGAAAAATCTGTTCGTCTGCCCTTGAACGAAGGATTGGCTCAGATTACTGTATTGGAAAACAATTTCAATATTGCTTATAGCATTGCTAAAGAAGGAACAGCATGGCCGAAATGGGAAGGTGGTTCTAAAGAAAAACCTGCCAAAGGTGAATATATGGTAGGACAATCTACCAGTTCTATTATAGTTCAGATATCCCCGGTTTCTTACGATTAA